ATATCTCACCGTGGTGACCAGTTTGCTGAAAAATTTGCTGCTCATATTAAATTCCAAAAAGTTAAAAACTTTAGTGAGGTTGTAGTATGAAAAAGATAAAAGCTCTACATGAAAATATGTGTACTGAGGGAGTTAATAGCATCAACTTTTTGTGTACAATATACAATGAATTTTTTATTAGGAAAGATTATGATTGGTGGCATACAGTTCAAGAGGATGACATCGTTATGGACATTGGTGCTCATATGGGAATGTTTACATGCCATGCGTTAGATCTTGGCGCAAAAAGAGTATATTCGATTGAACCTAATAAGACTCTTCTTAAAACCACAATGAAGAACGCGTTTGATCATATCGTTGATAAAAAGGAGTGTCCTGTTATACCAATTCACTGCATGATTGGTGATAAAGATTCGGATAAAGAAAGTGCTTCAATATATGGTGTGCAAGATATTGAAAACGCTGAAGTCCGTTCATTTAAAGAAATAGTTAAAGACTATCAAATAGACCATATAGATTTTTTAAAAATAGATTGTGAAGGTGGTGAATATACTATCTTTACAGAAGAAAATTTAGAATTCATAAAAACCAACGTTAGACACATTGCGGTTGAATTTCATATTACTATAAACAAAGAAGCACCAGCTAAATTTAAAAAAGTAAGAGATGAATTTCTTTGTCATTTTGAGGACATTAAATATATGGATAGTAAAACTGAGTTCTTTATGTCAGATGAGCACCTGGATAACTTAGGAGATGATCCAAATATTCACGGTGGATGGTTCATGCTATACATAAGGAATCAGAAAAATTTAAAATAATAATTGACATTTTAGTTATTTTGTTATATAATGGAAAATCATATTGATAAAAAGGTAAATAATGAGTAATACATTCTACACATCCGTTGAAAGATATGGTAATAAAATTCTATATCGTGGTTATGAAAATGGCGAACAAGTCTCATATCAAGTTCATTTTGGACCAACGATGTACATCCACACAAAAAAATCCGAAGGCGATTTTACTGCTTTAACAGATGGAAGACGTCTAACTCCACATATATTTGGTTCTATGCGTGATGCAAAAGAATTCTTAGAACAGTATAAAGACATATCAAACTTTCCTATATATGGAACTACAAATTATGTTACACAATTTATACAAGAAGAATTCCCTGGAAATATTGAATTTGATGTATCGTTAATTAATATCGTATCGTTTGACATCGAGGTTGACATCAGTGATGGTTATCCTAATGTTGAAGAAGCAGATAAACCACTCACATCGGTATCATATAAATCCTCTAAGTCTAACATTTACTATCAGTTCGGCCTTAAGGATTTTGATAAAACAAAAACTATCACTGGTATTGACCCTGATGATATTGTGTTCGTCAAGTTCGATACTGAAGAAGCAATGTTACGAAGGTTTATGCAATTATGGACTGCTGATTATCCTGACGTTGTGACTGGGTGGAACGTAGAATACTTTGATGTAATGTATATCGTAACTCGCGTCATTCGTCTATTCGGTGAAGAAAAAGCTCGTGACTTTTCTCCTTGGCGTAACATTCGTAAAACATCTCGAGAATTCTTTGGTAAGCAACAATCAACATACTTCATATCTGGTATTTCTATTATTGATTACATGGATGCGTTTAAGAAATTTGGTTATAAGTATGGTCCTCAGGAATCATATAAACTTGACCACATTGCACATACAATCCTTGGTGAAAAGAAGTTAGATTATTCTGAGTATGGAACATTGACTGAACTATGGGAAAAGAATCCACAACTGTACATCGACTATAACCTACAAGATACTCGATTGATACAAAGGTTTGAAGAAGAAACTGGTCTGTTATCATTGGTTATGACGGTTGCATATTCAGGTGGTGTAAATTATAACGACGCCTTTGGTACTGTTGGTATTTGGGAATCAACCATTTATCGTAAACTGATACAAGATAAAATCGTTCCACCAAAGAAAGGTGGTCCTGGTCCTCGTTCAGGATTGGTCGGCGGTTATGTTAAAGATCCTAAAGTTGGTATGCACAAATGGTGTGTTGCTTTCGATCTAAATTCTTTGTACCCTCATCTTATGATGCAGTTTAACATGTCACCTGAAACATATCTTCATGACGAACATGCACATGTAAATCAAGATATGATACTTCGTGATGAATATAAAAACGATAATCCTAATATGTCTGTTGCTGCAAATGGTTCTTGTTTCTCAAACGAAAAACGTGGTATAATCCCCGAAATCATTTCAACATATTACAGTAATCGTAAAGCAATTAAAACAGAAATGCTTGAGGTTGAAAAACAAATTGAAGTAGAAACTGATGCTATCAAACTGAAAGAATTGAAAAAGAAAGCAAGCCAATTACATAATTCACAAATGGCTATCAAGATTGCCATGAACTCGTTGTATGGTGCTGTCGCAAACATTTACTTCTTGTACTACATAAACGATATGGCCGAAGCTATTACAACATCAGGTCAGTTGGCAATTCGTTGTGCAGAAAAATCGGTTAATGATTACTTAAATAAAATATTGAAAACCAATAATAAAGATTATATCATATACATTGACACTGACTCAATTTATGTTGATTTTAGTCCTTTAATTAAATCTGTTTTTGGGACAATTGAAATTTCTCGAGATGAAGGTGAACAATTCCTTGATAAAATTTGTAGCACAAAAATTGAACAAGTCATCGAAAATGGTTATGTGAAAATGGCTAACGATGTTGGTGCATATCGTAATGCAATGGTAATGAAACGTGAAAAGATTGCCGATAAAGCTGTGTTCATTGCTAAGAAACGTTATATAATGAATGTTCTAAACAGTGAAGGTGTCCATTATGATAAACCAAAGATATCTGTAACTGGTTTGGAATCTGTTCGTTCTTCGACTCCTCAGGTTTGTCGTGGTAAAATGAAAGAATCATTTGAAGTTATAATGAACGGTGACGAAGATGATACTCAAAAATTTATTGCTGATTTTAAAGCTAAATTCTATTCTTTACCTGCCGAGGAAATTGCTAAAACATTGGGTACCGATAACCTTGGTAAATACAGTGACAGTACTTCAATATATAAAAAAGGTTGTCCATTCCATGTACGTGGTGCGTTATTGTATAATGCAAAATTAAAAGAACTCGGTTTGGACAAAAAATTTGAGCCAATCGTTTCGGGCGATAAAGTTAAAGTTTTATATTTGAAATTGCCAAACCCTTTGCGTGAAAACGTTATTTCATTTACGAATACTTTGCCTAAGGAAATGGGATTGGAAAAATACATCGACTATGATTTACAATTTGAAAAGGTGTTCCTTGGGCCTCTTAAAGCAATTGTTGAATCTATTGGATGGTCTGCTGAAAAACGTAGTACACTTGAAAGTTTCTTTGAATAAGGAGTTAAATATGTCTAGTGACGAATATAGCTTAGATTTACCAAAATGTAACTGTGGTCGGCCAGGTCGATACTCAGTTAGTGGTAGTCCCGATTTTAGTGAAATGTCTTGTAACAAATATGCACAATGCCCGCCGTATAGCGAACTTGAAAAGAATGCTGGTGAGTTGTTTAAAGATTTTATGGGCCTAATGAGTGCATTTGAAGACCTCAGAAATTTTAAAGAAGGTACTCGATTTAGCAACTTGGCCATCGCAAAATTCGACGTATTACGTGAAAAATACAATATTAAATAACTATTGACATTCCGATGATAATGTTGTATAATGGTTCTATAATTGAGATAAGGAATTAAATTATGAAAACATTTATTGTTCGCGGCGAATATGGTAGTCAAGATGGTCAATATGTTCAAGAAACTATGAGAGCTCAAACACGAGCTAATGTTATCAAAAACTTTAAAGCTCGTGTTCGTAAAGGTCACTATGGTTATATTGAACTTTATGACCATAATATCTACGCTGAAGAAATTAGGTGGATGCCGCTAGATGCATAAGAAACGAGAATGGTGGAAAGATAAAAGTCAATTTAGGAAGATGCATATCTTACATATCAGGAATGCGATAGCATGGTCACGCAGACATCCTGAATTCCTTCATAAATACAAGTACTGGTATGACATGCTTCATATTGAGTTACAGCGCAGACAGCCGCCTAAAAAGAAAAGAGCAAAGATGCAATATATAACTAACATAATAACGAAAAATAATGGTTGTCATTAGCGTCGTTATATGTTATAATAGTTTATTAAATTGCTGATGGGTAGAATATATGGATTATGTAAAGTTTGCAGATGGTTTGCACACTACACACATCAAAAATATGGCCGCTGCCCTCAGTGTGGTGGCGAAACTGAAAGTTTAGATTAATTGGAGAAATAAATGAGTAAAGATTGGGTACAAGACATAAGTGACATGCATCAAAAGTTTGGTGTAAATGAATGGTTCGTAAAGAATAAACATGACGAGTATTTGATGAATGAGTATCTTAAATTCCGTCTGAATATGTGTCTTGAAGAATTACTTGAAACCGCAGAAGCTGCGGGGTTTTATTTAGAAGATAACGGCTACGACTTTGCTATTACAGGCGAAGGTGCAAATAAAGATCCTGAAGAAATTGTGGATGGTCTTATTGATTTGTCAGTATTTGCAATAGGCACACTTGATACATTTAATGTCGACGCTCATGAAGCCTGGGATGAAGTATACGAAGCTAACATTGTTAAAGAAGTTGGCGTAAAAGAAGGCCGACCTAACAAATGGGGAATGCCAGATTTGATTAAGCCATCATTAGCAGAGCATGGTTTTGAGTGGCAACCTCCATCTCACGAAGGCAACCATGGAGACTTACCAAAATGAGAGAACAAATTTTAGAAACATTAAGATCGCATGCAGCCGGTCAATTGAATAAGCATAAGATGAATGTTGAAATTTATTTAAACTATCCAGTTGGTGTGGGTGAACATTCCGATATTATGGAAACAATTGAATCAGAATTAAAACAAGTTGCAGAATATCAAGACCAACTCGATATACTTGATAAGTATTTTAAATAAACAAAAATAATTATTAACATACCTTTCAAATTTTGAAAGGTTTTTAGTAGCAGGAGATATTATGAAGTATGATAATGGTAAAACCGATCTATCTTTGATACCGGTTGAAGCACTCGTTGAAGTTGCCGATGTACTAGGTTTTGGCGCAAAGAAATACGGTCGTGATAATCATCGTCTTGATGGGCATAAAACTGAATGGAGCAGAACATATGCTTCAATACAGCGACATCTAAATGATTTTTGGGCAGGTGAAGATATTGACCCAGAGTCAGGTCAGAAACATTTAACTCACGCAATCACCCAATGTATTATATTATTAACACAAATCAATGATGGTCATGCGAATATGGATGATCGTTTTGCGACAAGAATTAAAAACGAAACCAAGGTACCAACAACTACACAATTTTCTGGTAGTACACCAAAACAATTCTTAGGAACTCAATTAACACCTGAAGCCGCTGAGTTAATTAAACTAAATAAGAGTAATCCTATATTTTCCCCATTTAGCGTTATGGAACACTATTATAACGAAAGGAATTAATAGAAATGAGTGATAGAACATATAGTAAGCAAGTTGGTGATATCGGTGAAAACATTGTTCTCGAAATTCTTAAGAACAAAGGTTTAGACGCAAGACTATCTAAGGATGAATACGACCAAAAAGGCGACATATATATATTTGAAAATAATCAAGTTGCTACTAACGTTAGACCTTTTGAAGTAAAAACTCAATTACCAAAAATCTTTGGTCGAGATTCAGAACGTAATCGTTGTGAAACGTTTACGATACATATCGCGCAAGGCGATTTTCAAAAAGAAAGTCAAGAGGAAAAATCAAGAAAGGCTGAAATCGTGTTTGTGCAAATTCCATACTTAGATAGTATAGATGAAAATCTGATAAAGGTTTGGAAAAAACCGCATGACGTTGATTGGATTAAGTCTTATAACAGATATCATAAAAGTACAACATATGAAGTACCTATTAAAGAATGCGAATTTATAGGTGCAGTTAATTCACAAAGCTTAATTGAATTAAGAGACTCTCATCCAAGGTATACTCCAGGATCGCTGGAATATGACGAACGATTCATTAAAGCTCCACAATATGAGGTAACATTAAAAGATGTTAGTTGAAGATATTAGAAATTATTTTAAAGAAGAATTGGCTGCAGAACGTTTCACTGTTGATAAAACCGGTGCCAAAACAATTGAAATCCTTGGTGCCAATTTTATTGCAGACGAACCTGCTATTTTCGGTATACCTAATCAAGAATATATTAATGCCGAAATAGAATGGTATAAAACACAGTCAACCAATATAGATACATTAGGAGCACTTTATGGCAAGAAACCTGCTGCTTGGGCATATTCCGCTAACGCATATGGTGAAATCAATTCAAACTACGGTCACCTTGTGTTTAGCAAAAAATACTATGACCAATTTGGTCACGCTCTTGATGAATTACTCGCAAATCCTGATAGCCGCCGTGCCCAAATGATTTATAATCGACCTTCTATCTGGGTCGAGTTCAACGAGAACAACAAGAATGACTTTATCTGCACAAACGCCCAGACATTCTATGTCCGTGATGGTCAACTTCACATGGTATCACAAATGCGGAGCAATGATTCGTGGGCAGGTTACCGCAATGATTATGCTTGGGCTAAATGGTTAATGGAAAAAATGGTTGCTGAATATAATCTTCACGCAAATGAAAAAATAATGGTTGGTAATTTGCATTGGCAAGTAATGAATTTACATGTCTATTCGAGAAATTTCTACTTAGTTGACCACTATAGCAAAACAGGCGAATACCATATTTCTAAACCTGATTATATAGAAAAATATCCAGATAGCAAATATATTTAACTAATGACGGTACCTTTGAATTTAAATAATCTATATAAAATCGGAGGTACCAAATGGGATATGTTTACAAGTATACACATAAAGAAACTGGGAAGTATTATATCGGAAGTCATAATGGCAATAAAAAAGATTATAAGGGTTCTGGTTTATTATGGCTGTATTAGTGATGCAATGTGTAATGGAAGCTACTGGTCTTAGTAGATATAAAATATTAAAAATGGTGAAATAATATGAATACGAAACGTAAAGGCAGATTTAGAGTAACCGATACTCTAATAAAAGATGAGACTTCCAACGAAAATATTAAAAACATTATGGCACAGATGATTATTGTGAGGTGTGAATATATGTTTGAATATGCATCTCTTGAATACACCGCAATATCAGATCTGTTTGAGGAAGTTGAAGAAGGTTTAGATACACCTTTATACAATCTAATTATAAACGATAAATGCGAAATCATAGAAGCACAAATGTTATGAGTATTCGCGAGCAAAAATGGCACAACAGATATCTTCAACTCGCCAAGGATGTTGCGACTTGGTCGAAAGATCCGAGCCACAAAATTGGAGCAATCGCGGTTGGATCAAAAGGTCAAGTATTATCACAGGGTTTCAACGGATTCCCTCGTGGTATTAATGATACCGATGAAAGATACAATGATCGTGAGACTAAATATAAATATGTCATCCATGCTGAAATGAATTGCATCTATAACGCTACTTATAATGGAGTTAGTCTTGATGGTGGTTCGTTATATGTATGGGGATTACCAGTCTGTTCCGAATGTGCTAAAGGCATTATTCAAACAGGAGTTAAGAATGTCTATTGGTCAGTCGATGAGGAAATACCTGAAAGATGGGTTGAGTCATATAAGTTTACCAAAGACGTTTTAACTGAAGCAGGCGTAGAAATATCATATTTACCCAACGGAGAACAAAGTGGCAACTACAAGAACAAATTTTTTACCAGCAATTAAAGCTACAATGCTTCTTCCAGAAAAACGTAGCGATGTTACATTATATATTTTATTAGAGGATTTCAAATTCAATGGACATATCGTTCCTAAAAACTTTGTAACTGACGGCATAACTATTCCAAAAATATTTTGGTCTATACTACCACCAGCACATAGATATTTTCCTGCTGCTGTAGTTCATGATTATTTACTTACGACAACAACTCGTAGAATAGCTGATATTGAATTTAAAGAAGCTTTAAAATTATTGGAA